TCAAAGACGCAAGGTATGGCCCGTAAGTTCCTATCTGCGATAAAGACAAGATTAAGCCATCCTAACTGGACCAAGATGCAAGTATCCTTTGGACCTAACGGTGGCTACAAAGCAGATTCACCAACCTGGTCTGCTGACATGATTTACTTGGGTGCAGGACGTGACTCAGGTGAGAAGGACCCTACAGTACAAGCATTAGGATTCGGGTCACAGATTTACGGTGCTCGTGCCGACCTGATTATCCTTGACGATGTGGTGATGAATGCAAATGCCCATGAGTGGGAGAAGCAAATTGAATGGCTTCAAAAAGAAGTTATCACCCGCCTAGGGCGACATGGAAAACTGCTTATAGTAGGAACCCGTGTCGCACCTATAGATTTATATAAGATGATTAGAGACCCCGACCAGTGGACAGGTGGGAAATCTCCATTTACATACATGGCTATGCCATCAGTATTAGAATTTGATGAGAACCCAAAAAATTGGAAAACTCTTTGGCCTTGGACAGACAGGGCAGAGGGAGAACAGGACGAACCTAATGAGCAAGGACTATATCCCAAATGGGATGGACCTTCGCTTTTTACAAGGCGGTCTGAAGTGGCTCCGTCAGTCTGGGCTATGGTCTACCAGCAAGAAGACGTCCAGTCCGACTCTATCTTCTCGCCAACAGTTGTCGCTGGATGTGTTAACGGTATGCGAAAGCGTGGACCGCTTAGAAAAGACACGGCAGGCCACCCCAAGAACATAGATTCAACTTATACCATTATTGGCTTTGACCCAGCGGTAACGGGACGCTCTGCTTTCGTAGCAGTATCCTACAATCGTTCTGATGGCCGTATATATGTTTTAGATTGCGTCAACATGGTTGACCCTACTCCTCAAAAAGAAAATGCTCTTATCAAAGAGTGGGTAGAAAAATTTAAGCCTCAAGAGTTTCGGGTTGAAATTAACGCCCACCAGAAGTACTATGCTATGGATACAGAGTTGCGTGATTACTTAGCATCCTATGGATGTCAACTTAACTCACACTTTACTGGTAAGAACAAATGGGATGTTGGATTTGGTGTAGCCTCTATGGCAAGCCTCTTTGGTTCAGCCAAGGATGGTAGATTCCAGGATAACAACTTATTAGAACTACCTTCTAACGAAGGCTCTGAGGGACTTAAGTCTTTAGTACAGCAACTTATTATTTGGAAGCCTGATACTAAGAACCCAACTGACTGTGTCATGGCATTGTGGTTTGCTATCATTAGGTGCAGAGAATTAATGCAGACATCAAGTAAGATTGGGCAGTACCAGAATAACAGATGGGCTACTAGAGCACAAAAGGCTGGTAGAAGTTCACTTAATTTAGACGAGGCCTTTGCAGAGCAATGGCAAGAAACTTACAGTTAGGACATAGATGGCATTAACAATTGAACAGATATCGGCACGAGTACAATCGCTCCGTTATCGCAATAGCGAGAGAGATGCTCGCAACCTAGACGTTCTTGCTGTTCGCAAGGGTAAGATTTCTGAAGTCTATCCTGACTTCTTTCCAGATGGTGTAGATGCTAATGTCGTTGCAAATTTTATTGATATCGTTGCCAGGGACCTTTCGGAGGTTATGGCGCCTCTTCCGGCGGTTAACTGCTCAGCCGCTAATCAGGTCAGTGACCGTGCTCGTACTTTTGCCGATAAGCGTACTCGTATTGCTAGTAATTATTTTTCGAATTCTGACCTATCGGTCCAGATGTACTCAGGAGCCGACTGGTACATAACCTACGGATTCGTTCCGTACATTATAGAATTAGACGATGAAGCAAAACTTCCTCGCATCCGTATTGAAAACCCAATTGGAGCATACCCAGAGTTTGACCGTTATGGTCGTTGTGTTGCTTTTGCTAAAAGATACAGTTTAACATTAGGTGAGTTAGTAAGCCAGTTCCCAGAGTTTGACAACATACTTCTTGGTGGAATGGGTTACAAGCAAGACCTAAACGGCATGATTGAAATGATTCGTTACTACGATAAAGACCAATCAGTTGTTTACATTCCTTCAAGGGATAATTTAGTATTGTCACAAGCCAAGAATCCTCTTGGTAAGATGATGGTAGTTGTAGCACGTAAGCCGTCTATCGACAGCGAACTACGTGGACAGTTTGATGATGTACTTGGAATTCAGTTACTCCGCAACCGTTTCGCCTTATTGGCAATGGAAGCAGCGGAGAAATCAGTACAGGCACCAATTGTACTTCCTAACGATGTACAAGAACTTCAGTTGGGTGGCGATGCGGTTATTCGTACCGCTAACCCTGCTGGTGTTCGTCGTGTAGAACTTACATTACCACAAGGCGCATTTACAGAACAACAGTTACTTAACCAAGAACTTAGAGTTGGTGCTCGTTACCCAGAATCTCGTACTGGTAACATTGATGCATCTATTGTTACTGGTCAAGGTGTACAGGCTCTTATGGGAGCATTTGATACACAGGTTAAATCAGCCCAAGCAATCTTTGCTGCAGCACTTCGTGATGTTATTAGTATCTGTTTTGAAGTTGACGAAGTAATCTACCCAGAAGAAAAAACTATTCGTGGTGTAGATTCTGGTTCACCATATGAAATTACATACAAGCCAACTAAAGACATCAAGGGTGACTACTCAGCCGATGTTCGTTACGGAATGCTTGCAGGTCTTAACCCAGCCCAAGGCCTTATCTTTATGTTACAGGCTCTTGGCGGTAAGTTAATATCTAAAGATATGGCTATGCGTGAGTTGCCATTTACAGTTAACGTAACGCAAGAACTTGAGAAGATTGAAATTGAAGATATGAGGGCTGCATTACTTGGCTCACTAACCGCTTACACACAGGCAATACCACAGATGGCCACACAGGGACAAGACGCTTCTGATGTAGTTAGAAAGATTGCTGCGGTAATTAAGGCTCGCCAAAAGGGACAAGCATTAGAAGATGCTATTGAGGCTACCTTTGCACCGCAACAACAAGTCCCTCCTGCTGGTGCCTCTAATCCAATGGTTGAGCAAACGTCCCCTGCTCCCGCTGGTGCCCCAGTAGGAGGCTCTCCTCAAGATAGTGGAATGATGCAAGCAGGACCACCAGTTGATATTCAATCAGTTCTTTCTAGTTTAACAGGTAGTGGAAAAGGTAGTGCAAGAGTAGTAACCAGAGGCTAACTAAGTAGGGGACAATGACAACGATTATAGGCATAGAACATAAAGACCGATGTTTTTTAGTCGCTGACAGCCAGACTACTGATGCTGAGGGTAGAATCTATTCTCATCCAGAAGTAAAAAAGATTTCAAATAACGGCATGTTTTTAATTGCTGGTTCTGGAGAAACATTACCGTGTGATATAGCCCAACATATTTGGGAACCACCTACTCCAACCAAACAGGACAAAGAAGATTTATATCATTTTATGATTGTAAAGGCTATGCCATCTCTTCGTAAATGTATGATAGAGAATGGTTATAACTTTGATGAAGATTCAAAAGAAAATAGATTTCAATTTATAATGGCTGTTGGCGGAGAAATCTTTGATGTTGACCAAGAGTTATCAATAAGCAAATCTGCAGATGGAGTATACGCTGCAGGCTCAGGAGCATCATATGCGCTAGGCGCATTATATGCAGGAGCAGATGCTTATGAAGCAATGGAGATAGCATCTAAATTAACTGCATTTACAGCAGGACCGTACATATCAAAAGAACAACCTAGAAAAATTAAGTAGGAGGAATCATGGCTGAAAATCGTGGTGGCGCTAATGGTGGCCCTCAGTATAATCCAGCGAATGTCAATGGATTAGGTGGCAATGGTCAATCTGGAGATTACACAGGTTTTGCTTATGGCCAAAATAAAATGTTAAACGAGTCAAGGGTTGCTGGAAATGCGGCAGTTGCTAGTATTGGTGATACAAGAACCCCAGCAGTGGAAACGACACCGCTAACTGCAATTAATGCTGAAACTCAATTTCCAAGTCAAACTATTATGGATGGCGCACCAATAGGTGGTGGAGCCAACTCAATTCCTGGATTACCAAAGAATGCTTCTGGAGACCCAGACATAGATTTAATTCGTGACCAATACCCAATGATGCAAGCATGGGCAAGTATGCCTGGTACAACTAGAGCAACTGCTGATTTAATAAATTATTTTGGAACAGTTATTTAATGGTTATATGGGATAAGATAGCAAATATCCAAAATGTTTTTAAGAAAAAACCGGATGTTGCTGAAACACCTACACACACTCAAAGCGGATGGACTAAGTTTGGCATTGCATTAGATATTGCCAAAATGCTTCCAGTTCGCCCAGGTGCGGTAAATCTTATAATTAATGAAGGTAAAGAAGCATTAACTAACGCAAGAAACAATATTGCTGGCTCAAGATACAATGAACAAGTTGAAAAAGCCAGAGTTGCGGCAATAACTGGTATTGGTGAAAATCTTGGGACAACTCAAGGTCTTAAAACATTACCTGCTGCTGGCGCAGCATTAGGTGGTATTGGTGGCGCTGTATTTGGTGCAGGTGTTGGCGCAGTCCCAGGTGCTGTTGTTGGAGCAGCCGCAGGTGGAGCAGCCGCTGGTGTAACTTATGGTATTGCAGAATTAGATAAAGCAACCAACGGTAAATTAATTAATACTTTAATGTCAAGCACTAAAGGTTTACGTTCTAATTATGCATTTATTCGTGAAGCAACAGATGCTCATTTAGGTTTAGGATTACTTGCTGGATTAGCACAAACAGGCGGAACAGTTGCTGGTGCAGTTGTTGGAGCCGCTGCTGCTGGAGCACTTGCTGGTTCAGTTGTTCCAGGGGCTGGAACTGTGGTTGGTGGCATAGCAGCAGGTGGTGCTGCGCTTGGCGCTTATTTTGGTGGAAAACAAAGTAGGATGGTGGCAGAGTCTGGTATCCTTGGAGAAGAATTAAAAGCAGCCGCAGAAGCAGCGCAATCTCCTGAAGGTCAAGAAAAATATAATTTTGGTAGAGATACAACAAGACTTGCTGGTAAAGTTAGTGGAATAAAAGCATTAGAACAAGCAGACACAGGTATTGGGGCAGTTACCTCTGGTATTGTAAATGTATTTGCTGAAGGTTTTTTATTACCAGAAGTTAAAGCACTTCAAATAACAGGCAAAGTTGCCAAGGCAACAACTGCAGGTGGCGTAGTAGCAAAGAGTCAAGGAATTATTGGAGATAAACTTCAAAGCGTTCTTGACACACCAATGAATAAGGCTGATAGATTAGAAGCCGATGTAGACTTACTTAAAAGAACTGCTGCTGGTGAAGAAACTGTATACACACCAATGTTTGAGTTTTTAAACAAAAATGATATTGCTACAATAAAGAGCAGAACAGAATTTCGTCTTGGTGATGGGGTATCAACTACTGCTGCAGCATTAATGGCTGGCAAAAGTTATGAACAAATTTCTCTTATTCTTCGAGTTGGCCGTGGAGACATAGCAGCCGTAGAAGAGTTATCGATAAACCATGCGGCAGTTTTTGCTCAAGTATTAAGAGCAGAAGGAAAATTGAATAGTGCTGAGGTTGCATTTTCTAAACTTCCTAAATACAATACTGCCATGACTCCCCAGAGTAAAGTTTTAAAAGCAAAAGCAAAAGATAAAGTTAAGATTCTTGACGCAGAACTTGAAGACTACAGAAAACAATATACTGCACTTGACGATGCTTTAAGGTTAGATAGTGCATTGCAAGAGCGTACTGTATCGGTAATCCCAATGGTTGAAAAATTACGAAACGATATGGCTAAACAAAGAACTGCAAACAAACTAGGTTTTAATAAAATTGATGATGTTCCTAGAGAAACATTCCTTGGAACCGTAAAGCAAAGAGTATGGCAAAGTAATCCTCTTGGAGCAGTCATACGTACAATAGAGCGTTATTCAGATGATGCTCCACACAGTACCGTTAACTTTAATGATTACCTGCAGTCATCTAATGCTGTAAGGACAAATCTTAGAAGCGGTGTTGAAACTGGGTTGATAGCACCAGATAAATCTCTTTCATACTATAATGCCTTTTTAGGTGCTCGGTCAGAAGCCCAAAAGTTAAACATTGTAGAAGCAATTACCAAAGAGGTATTTGATAATGCGGCTAAAAAATACAATCTTGAGGGAACAAGCAAAGATTTAATTCTTAATAACTATGTTTATCTAATGAAGTCAACTAGAGATAAAGCAAAAAATGCATCAGATAATAACCGTGCATATATGATGGACTCTGCAGATGAAATTGTTAAGGACCCGCAGTTAATATCACAACTAGCAAATGGTTCCTATCTCCCTGATATTGTTTTAATTGATAAAGCATTTAAGCGTTTTGCAAAAAAACAAAATGATGAATACCCATGGATTAAAAGTGCAGGTGTAGCGCTTAAAGCAGGATACGATGACTTTAACTCCCTTTGGAGAATGTTTACACTTTACCGTGGTGGTTACCCAATTAATATTGTTCGTGACTCTACTTTTAGGGTAGTTGCTGATGGTCAATATTTTAATGTAATAAAAAATCTTGCAAAATCGGGAATTGAAGACCTTACTACAGTCAATAATAGTGTTACAAAAATTGAGCGATGGACTAAAGGCGTTATTAATAAAGATGCTAGAATACTAGAAGTTAAAAAAGAAATTCAACTTAGGTCTACAATTTTAGCAGATGTAGAAAAAAATCTTAAAAATGCTGGATATGATATTGCTAACCCACCTAAAAAAATAAAGCCAGAAGTTCAGTTAATTCTAAATAATCGTAATCAAGTAAAACGAAATATAGACGCTTTGCTTCAACATGAGCAAGAATTGATTGGTAAAATTCCAGCAAAAGTAGTTGGTAGTAAAACATTTACTATTGGTGATTATGCATTTGATGGTGCCTTTGGTGGACCATACGGCAGAATGAGTCTACAACAGATTCGTGGCAAAAATGATATCCGTGCCTTGCTAGCGTCTGATAAAGAATTAATGGTTGCTGAATTAAAGCGTGGCCGTGAAGGCGGTAAATGGATTGTTCCTACTCTTGAAAACAAAGAAGTCCATATCAAGTCATGGGAAAACGTATTAGTTAATATTCTTGCTAATGACCCAATTGCTTTGGAAATCATGAAAGGCACACCAAAGACTCAAGTTTTAAAACTTATTAAGAGTGATAAACTGGGAACCTATATTGATAGATTTGGTTTTGTGCCTGAACTTAAAAAAGACCTTCGCAGAAGTGATGCTCAGTATATCTACGATAGAGTTGGCGCTGCTGTAAACCAATTTGCCCCAGACGCAAAGTTACAAACAATGGTTGCAGAAGGCAGAGTTACGACTCTTGAACTTGAAAAAATGTTTCCTGATGTAACTAAACGTCCTGGCGTAAGCACAGACCTTGCTTTAGATTTACTAGCCCAAAGCAATATAGTAAGAACTGGAATTGCTAAAATGCGAGAAGGTGTCACTTGGCTCGCAACTGCCCCTACAAGTAAGTTAATTTTTAATCCATATTTTAGAACTAGATACGAAGAAAAACTTCAAGGTATGGTAGCCATGGCTAATGCTCAAGGTAGAATTATAACATTAAAAGACCAAAAAAGTTTTGATACAACGGCTAGAGCATATGCAATTAAAGAGTTGCGTTCTAAGATAAATGGATTTAGCCGTGATATGAATTATCCAGCAGGAATGGATTATCTGTTTTCATTCTTCCCTGCTGTTGTAGAACAGTGGAGAACGTATGGTAGAACTGCTATGGAGAATCCAGAGTTCCCATACAAGGTAGCCCAGATGATTACTATCCCTGAAAAGATAAGTCAAATTAAAATTGATGAATCTGGACAAGAATACATCTCTGCTAGACTACCAATGTTTGGCGGAATAGACGCACGTTTTTCACCTGACTGGTTTAGCCCTATTAACCCTACTGGTGGCTCTATCATATCCACAAGCCCAGCAGTTTCTGCTATAGTTAATACAATTTTAAAAGAAAGTAATACAACTATTCCAAAACAGATTGAAGAATGGATTCTTCCGTTTGGAACGCAAGCAGATAGCGCCTCAATTTTTACTCCAACTACAGTACGTAGAACTGCACAAGCAATTGCTGGTTTTATATCCCAAAAACCAATAGGTCCACTTAGAGTAGATAATCCAGCACAATTAAACAAAGATACTGCAATGCTTTTAACTCAAAGACATTTTGAATTTAGACAAGAATATCATAGAGACCCAAGTCCAGCAGAATTAACAGAAATAGAAAATAAAGCAAAATGGGATGCAGTAGGTTTAGGATTTATTAGAGCACTTGGTGCTGGATTCCTGCCTAAGCAACCACGCTATGTAACACCCTTGCAGACATATGCTGATATACTTAAAAAGTATACAGAAGATTTAGGTCAAGAAGACGGAACCGATAAGTTTATTGAAGACTATCCGGATTATTTTATGATATTAGATAAAATATCTGACCCATTATCTGGACTTAATTCAGATAGAACTTCAGCCGAACTGGTAAAAAGAAATCCGTCAGTTGTTGAAAAAATGGTTGCAACTATTGGCAGTGATGCTGACCTAAGTGTTCTAGGTGCTGTATTTAATGATGCAGACTACGCCTTCTCAAGCAGTGCCCAGGCTTGGTTAACTACGCACAGTATTCCTGGTACTAAGAAAAAGTTTAGGGACCAACAAACAGCACTTGAAAACACACGTTCTTCAATTGTTAATAAGGGTTGGAAAGATTGGAACGTATTAGTCGAGAGTGTTACTCAAGCAATTGAGCAGAACGACCCTCCTTATGACCCAACCTCTGGTTATGGCAAAGCAATATTAGATGGTTACAAAGAAGCATTTGTTGAATCCATGAAGGCTCAAAATCCAATTTGGGTTTCTGAAAAAGCAGATAGAGACAGTAACGCTAAGTTAAATCAAGTTGTTGATGTTTTAACAATTGCTGCAAATGATGAAAAACTAGGTGCTGATTTAGCAAAGCAGGCTAGATGGCATTCTATTGTAGAGTATTTAAACTTTAGGCATTATGTAAAAGGTAGACTTGACCAACGTGGAGTCACTATTAATGCAAAAAGTGCAACAGATATAAAGGCAGAAGCAGATAGATTTGTTCTTCAGTTGCGTAAAGAAGATGTCAACTTTGGTAAATTTTATGATAGATACTTTGACAATGATAATTTTTCATGGGTCACTCCGGAAAAGGAATAGGTAAATATAAATGGGTGCAGGCGAGAACAAACCAGTAGGTCCTGGTAAATATAATCCTCTAACTTCAGTATCTACTCCAACACAAACCTTGAGCGCTACTCCAGTACTAAATCCCAATAATATTTCTGGACTCAATAAAATTCTTGGAATCAAATTAGGGTTTGAAATAATGCCACAAGTTAATTATAGTCAAGTAGAATCATTTGATGATATTGAAATTAATCAACTTGGAAAAGTTCTTGATAAACTTGGAAAAAATGTAGGAAATTCTAAAGAAACTATTAAGCGTATCCTAACAGATGACCCAATTATTAGCACAATTGTTAAAGCGAATCAAGGCAAAGGATTTTTTGCTATTAGAGAAGCGCTACTTAGAGACTATACCCCTGTAAACGTTAAAGAAACAGCAGAGAATTTACCAGCAAGAACCATATCTAAGGTTGACCCAGTTGTATTTGGCGAAATAGTCAATAGCGTATTCCAAAAGGTTGCAATGAAAAGGGGAACACCAGAGCAAGTTAATGCTATAGTTCAGGAGTTTTTGCCTAAGTTGGAAACTGGAACATTAACAGAAGTTAAAAAGGTTAAAAACCCTAAGACTGGTAAACTAGAATCTGTAACAACTGTAACTCCTGGCATGAGCCAAGATAAAGCAGAAATTTCTGTAGAGCAAAGAATTAAAGAATTATACCCAGATGAAGTTGATAGAGCCGCTAGAATCAATTTTGGTTCTTGGCTTGGTAAGAATACGGCAGGAGCATAATGGCAACTAAAGATGGAGCCAACACGGCAGCCTCTTATGGCATCACAGAAGCGTTACTAGCAACCTACCCAGAGTTAAAAGCAGTATATGAACTATTTAAGGCCGGCGACGAAGGTGCTGCACTCGAAGCATTGTTTAAAACTAGTTACTACCGTACTGGCAACTCAACTGTAAAAACAAGAGAGAAGCAAAAATTAGAGCAACCTCAGGTATATGCTGATGCTGTAACTAAGTATAAACTTGCTGCTCGCAAACGCCTTGTAGATTCTGGCATCCAAATTGATACTACTACATTTGATACTCTTGTTGAGAGTGCTTACGCTAGAGGTTTTGATGACAATCAATTAGACCAAGCAATAGCAACATCTGGCAAAATTACTGGTTTTGGTGGAGATGTACTTGGCGATACAACAGTATTAAAAACCTATGCCAATTCATATGGTGTAAATCAACTATTAAATGATTCTTACTGGACCCAAAAGTCAAAAGACTTGTTTGCTGGAACAGTTACTACAAATGATATTCAAAATGAAATTAGAACATTGTCTGCATCAGCCTACCCAGCATATAGCGACCAAATCCTTAGTGGCGTATCTTTTGATTCTCAAACATCAAATGTCAAGCAATCAATGGCTACATATTTAGAATTAGACCCAGAAACAATTACTAACGATAACAAGACATTTAGAATGATAACCCAATGGGTTAATCCAAACACTGGCAAGCCAGAAAAAATGCCTCAATGGTTGGTAGAAAAAACTATTAAAAGTACAGATGAGTGGGGATATACTAAGAATGCTTTGGCAACTTTAGATTCTTTAGCCGATAGAGTGTTAAGACAAGAATGGAAGTTAGCGTAATGGCATATAAAGTTAAAAAGGGTGATACTCTTTCAGCAATTGCTAAGGCTAATAATACAACAGTTGCAGCAATCCAAAAAGCCAATCCTGAAATAACTAATGTTAATTTAATTAGACCTGGCCAAGTATTTGATATCCCAAGCAAGGCCGCAATTCCAAAAGAGCCAGTAGTGGATTATTCGGTTCAGCCATTAATTCCCGGTACTGGATTACTAGATTTAACCGCACCACAGAACGCAGCATCAGCACGACTGCAGGCTGAGGCAAATGCATACTTTGCTAAAAACCCTGACATAGACCCACTAACAGGAAAAAAGAAGATAGTAACTCCTTTAGTACCTGATAGTAAAGTCGGCGGTGGGCCAACAAACATTGAACAACCAAATATTCCAGCAACTAGTTCTTCTACTGGAAATATTAGCACTGCTAAAGCAGCAACACCAACCTACACCCCACCAGTATTAAGTGCTGCGGAAATTCTTGCAGTACAACAGGCTAAAGCCGCAGAAGTAAGTCGTGTAAATGCTATTGATGTATTAAGACAAAGATTTGCTCAATATGGACTAGAGTCATTAGCAACAGTAATTAAAGATTTAGCAGCAGAAGGCGCTAGCGAGGCTACAATTGGTTTTGCTTTACAAAACACTCCAGAATATAAAGAGCGTTTTAAGGCTAATGAATTACGTCTTAAAAAAGGATTAGCAGTTGTATCTCCTGCTGAGTATATTACTCTGGAAGATACATACAGGCAAGTACTACGTTCTTATGGACTAAGACAATTTGACAATGATTTATACGTATCTCAATTTATTGCTAACGATGTATCTCCAACTGAACTAACTGGAAGAGTACAGGCAGCAACTCAACGTGTATTAAATGCTCCTCCTG